TGAGCACAAAAACTGGAACTATATATTTTTATCAACTTCAATTTTTCAAAAATCTTCATAGTAAAAAAGCTGACGGAACTTTCGCACGTGAATTACTATCTACAAATGAGTTTAAATCCGAATTTAACAATTTGCTAAAAAAGAATCTAAACAATTTTAACTCATTATCTTTTGCGGATGAATTTTCTTTTGAACTAATTGGGACAGGAAATAATATAAATAATATCCAAAGTCTTGATGAAGAAGAGTTTACTTTAAATTCATCTTTTCTGTTTGGGAAAATAGGTAGGATGAAAGATATATTCAACTTTCAACGAAGGAATAAAAAGACTTTAGAAACAAATAATATAGAGAAGGAAATAGATGAATTTTTTGAATGCTATACATACTTTTATATGTTTTTTGAAGAAAATAATAATAAACCAGTAGTAACGATTGCATTTTTAAGATCACAAGCGGCACCTAATATAAGATGCTTAAAATTAATATCAAAACTAATGAGTAATCCTGACTATATAATAGAAATAGAGCCGATTACTACCGAAGATGGTCTTGCAGTACTAATGAATAAGCGTATAATTAATAGTATAAACTATAGTGTTGCTCTTCCATCCGACGATGAATTAGCTAAAAGTATTTACGGGATTAATGATGAAGATTTATTCGATGCTTTTTGTAATTTAAGTAGTCTGAATATGACGCTATCTTTAAGGGGTCCCAAAGGCAAAAATATTATAAATGATAAAAAATCGTTGAAGATAATATTTGATAAACTATCCTCATTCTCTAAAGAAAAAAAATGCTAAAAAAAGTTTCAACAAGTGCAAACGCCAAAAACGAAGACGAAAAAATGATTGAATACAACTTTTTAGATAATACTTTTATATCTAAAGCCACTTTTAATATTATACCAACTGTTAACTGGGAAGACACTGTAAGAAACGAAATGCATGGACATTATATGAATCTAAGAAATGACTTGTTAAATTTTGTGAGGTGATGTTCGTATGGAAATAAAATCTAACATTATGCGTTTTTTCTGGACCAATATTGTGCTTTTTTTCGTATCAATATTATCAGTTGCTTTTTTATTTAAATATAATTGTTTTAAAGTTAATCCAACGCAACCTATTGATTTAATAAGTTATAACGCAGTAATATCGGGGTTTTTATTTACAGCATTGAGTATTTTAATAAGTGCTTTATCTAACGAAAGAATAGCCAGGTTAAAAAAATATCATTATATAGATAAATACTTTGCGGCTATAATAATTGCACTAATTTTAAGCATATTAGCACTAATAATTAACTTTGCCTATCTATACTTTACTATAAAATTAATTATTGATAATATCGATATACTGCAAAAGATTGTAATTGCGTGTTCTTTTATAAGCTCTGTTTTCTTTATACAGGGAATCTATTATATTATTAAAACTTTAAAAAAGTACTAAATAACAGCCCTCAAGGATTTCTCCCTGAGGGCATTTCTATATTATGATTTATTTAGCTTTACCGCAAAGAAAAAGGACACCGCCATAGTTGCCATTGATGCAAGTTTTTCAGGATCTACTTTGCCGGCTGCGGTGAATCCAATCATTGCACCCACAAGGGCAAAGGTTACTATTGTCTTGACATCTATCAATTTTGAAAATTTCTCTTTCATATTATGTACATCCTCCCATCTTATTGACGATATTCATAACAAATCTGTCAAAGTATTTTAATGTTTTAATTACCCCCAGCCATATGCCAGGGTTGGATTGAGTCGCTTTGATAACTTCCTCGGCAGATTTGAAGTTATTACCCAGAATCTCTTGGCAACACTGTAATACTTCCTTTGCTTTTGCCTTTGTTACAGGACCGGCAATGCCGTCTGCCTTTAGTCCTGTCATACTCTGAAATATTTTTACGTCCATATCTTTTCCTTCTCCTTTCAACACACTGTCTCTGATTGCTTCTTTTTGTTTCTGGCTAATTCCGTTATGTTTTAGCAACTGCACATGCCATGGCTCATAGCTCATTGGTTTAACAAGCCCATACTTTTTTAATTCGGCATTAGTAAGGGACTGAAACCAACTATCTGTTATATCCATGGCTATACAATAACAATGGTTTGATTTACCGTAAGCAGCAGCCCAACACTTCCCGTCAGGAGTATACACGGACCCGTCTGATTTTTGATATGCACCTTGGCTTTTTCTCTGTGCCAATGATTGCGCGTTTATAAGCCTTTGTTTCGCTAAACTCCTGTATCCGGAGGTACAAAGACAATCCTTTCCTTTTTTAACACACAGAGTATTAACTGCGGCAATCAATTTGGGATAAACAAAACATTCATCAGTATATTTGAATTTAACACTATATGACATGTTCTTTTGCCTCCAATCCATCTATTCTTTTATGTGCTGACTTTGCAGACTCTTCAACACCTTTTACACGTTCAGCTAGTGCAAAATGTCGTTCTTCTGATGTTTCTTGCTTTCGCTTTAAATCATCAACGCCAGCTTTTATATAACCTACATCTGATATCAGTGTTCCGGAATTCTTGCCTGCATCTGAACTTTCTTTTTTTACTCCGTTCCGATAGCCAATGTAACTAAATACAATGCCACTCAAAGTTCCGGCCACACTAATAGCTACTAATACATTAACTTCCATTTATCAAGCCTCCCCAATGATGTATTTTTGTAAAACAAAAAGAGAGCCAAATAAATGACTCCCTTTTAGGTCGTGATATTATCCTTATGTCTTTTAGATAGCCCCGGATTGCACCGGGGTTATCTAATCAGTTTGTTGCCTAGCCTTGGGGTAGTGGTTGACCGTAGCCATCCAACCCAATAGCGTTTAGTCCAGCTAATACAGCATCTTTTAGTGCTGCTGGTACAGTGTCAATTGTGCGATGTGTAATATCTGTGTGTACTATCAAAGCTATGTATACATCTACCATATATCCGTCACCTCCTTTAAAAGTTAATATATCCCATATAAGGCGTAATCGTTTAAACACTGTTTTACCTCCCTATTTTGATGTATCTACTATGTTGTCTTGTTCAAGTTTCTTTTTAACTTCTGCCCTAAATTTTTCAGGTATACTGTCAAGTTCCCTTACTCCATTTTTAATCAGCGTTATATACACTTCTAACATTAAAAACCACCTCCAGGTAAGCTAGCTTTGATTGCTATCATTTGCTCGTACACTTCGGCTAGTGCCTGCATTAGAGTGAGTGTGGTTGCCATATTTGCCTGTCGTGTTTGCGCCAATTGGTCAATGCAGCTTTGTATTTGCTGTTTTATATCTCCGTATGGATCTGGTGTGATCTTTATGACAGGTCGATGTGGACTTATTGATGTATCCATACTTTCTATATAAGACCCATCCTCCAATTGCACATCCATGTATGGTACTCCTTGCGGTGTATATACATTAGTTCCTTGCTGTGTTAATAATATCTTACCTTTTAGGTCATAGATAACCCTTACCATTTGCATTATTAAAATACCACCTTTCATGTTTTTATTATTCAAAAGCAACATAATCACAGGCAATCCATGTGTCTGAAGTGGTAGCATAAAAAGTTGCTGTAAATCCTGTTGACAAAATTTGAAAATTATAGCTGCTTGAAGCTATCAAACTAGATTGCATTGAAGTTCCAGGTTTCATATAAGTGTAAAAGCCTTTTATGCCTGTACGACTTAAAAAGGGTGTATCAACTAATAGTATGTATTGAAAATATGTTCCTGGGCTTGTTCTTGTTCCATAGATATACACAAGTCGCGGTTTAAATGGGAGTCCATAAACATTCACTTGTGTAGAACCATCGTAAGAATACCCAGCATCAAAAGTACCGCTTATCCATCTTTTATTATTGTTTGTGCCAATAAGGCGTTGTCCCATAGAATAAGCAATCTTACCCACAATAATATCAGCAGCTGTTGCTGTAGCATCCGATGTGTAGGTTCCAATTTTAATACCATCTTCAGTACCAAAAGGGACATCCATTTTTACATCATCTGGCGTGGCTGTTCCATATTCCCCCCCTTCACCCTGTGATATAAAATTTCCTGTAGTAGCATTGTAGGCGAGGGTGTAAATACCATTTGCTTTCCAGTTTGATACAGGTATTCCATTTGCTTTAACTACGTTTTTTATTCCAATACCATCAGGATTTAATGTCACTTGACCAGTACTATCAGCATTACATTTTATTTGTAATCTTTGCCCATCTATTAACTCTGTCAAGCCTAAATTTGCTGTGTATTCATTATTAACATTTGTTGTCACAGCATATGGTATATGTTTTAATATATCCACCGTATGAAGGTGTAAGCTAGCATCAATAATATCCATGTTATTATTGATAACTTCAATGTCTGCTGTTTCATTTAAGTCAGGCTTTTCAAGATTGTAGTTTTGTGTATATGTTGCCATTTCATTACCTCTCTTTCAAATTGCCCCATGTATTTTCTTTTACCTCTCCCCATGTCAATGTTTTGGCATAGCTCCATGGGTTGTATGTAAATTCATAAATCACATCAAGATGTGCTGGTTTTATATCTTCTATAGCTTTTTTAAGATCATCAAGTTTGGAGGAATACCCTTCAAACCAACAAATTTAATTGTAAAGCAGTAGTCCGGGTTATTTTCGATAACATCTACTTCCCCATTCGCATAACTTTCACTTACGTTTTTAATCATTTCTTTAGTTGTTGTACCAGCTCCACGTAGTTTGCTCATTATTCTGGTACGCCTGTATTCCAATGGCTTAGAAACGTCAATTTCGATTCCTAATGCTTTTTCCCACATATTCAGGCCCCATGTTGCTGTCGATACATTTAACTGTAAGAACAAATCATCTTTAGCTATATTTAAAGCCTCTGTCCAATGTTCAAAGGCTCCCTGTAGTTCTATAACTTCCCTACTGTTTTTATAGTTGGGCGGTAATAAGTCAATAAGTGCCATCAGGTTATCACCTCAACATTCTGTAATACAGGTACCTTATTATCAGCAATAGTTATATTTGCCGTACCTCCATTAATCGTAAGTGATGTATAGTCCATTACACCGCTAATATCAAGGAGCATGTATACAATACGATTATAGACAATTGTATATTTTTCAAATGATATGTCTTTTAAATATGATTTCAAACTTGCTTCAAATTCTGTTCTTACCGTGTCAAGGGTTGTACTACTATCTATAATTATTTTTGCAGTGATATCTACACTTAATTCCTGCGCACTTTCAACTGTTACCGTTGCACCAATAGGCCTGTTTGATTCTATACACTCAGCACAATTATTTAAAATTGTTGAATCTACAGGCTTTTTCTCATTGTTAACTATCAAAACCTTCACCGTCCCTGGGCCATTCCATAACGGTTCAACTTTTACAGCTCCCACTCCATTTACAGATAAGGCCCATTGCTTATAATGTGCTACATTTCCAGAAGTTGCCGGGCTTCTCAAATAATCGTTTAACCTTTTTACAAGATCTGTATCTGATTCAGGGTCAGTGCCACCAGTTGCTTTTTCATTTGTAACAGTACTTAAACCTCCTAGGCTTATTAGCTGTTGAGTAATAGTACCTACATCAACATTGTATTCCTCTCCTATTTCTACAGCCGTAGCATTTACCATTGCAACTCCTGCTGTTATTGTTACCGTCTCATCAGTCTCAAATTGAAGTCCTTCCACTGTTAAAAATACCTTCCCGGCTGGTATTAGCGTTCCGTCTGTTCCTGTAAAATTTAATGTTGCTTTTGCTGCTGTCCCGGCTTTACGAGTTATACCATATTCAGCACAGCGCCTATCTATATATTCTCCAGAAGTTTCATCTACAAAGGCAATTGGAATTAAAGCATCTAGGGACTGATAACCCTTCCAGATTTCATAGGCAACGGCACTTATCATGTCATTTGTGTAACTACCTTCATTGACATTTATGTCTGTAGAAAGTCGTCCTATTAAATCACTTTTAATGCTTTCTGCTGTTAAGTCTTCATACATCTATATCCACCTCCCCATAAATTGTCTCAATTGTGCAGCTTATTTTTATAATTTCATCACTAAACGCTACATTTATATTTAATACACCAGTGATGTATGGGTTTATAAGCAAACATTCTTGTACATACCTTGCAGCTTCTGATTGTTTTAATTCATCCGTAAATGGTTGCCCTATAAGGGATTCGATTTCACTTCCAAAATCCCATGTATATATTTCATATCTGAAACGTGGAGTTGTAAGTGCCTTCCACGCCCAAACAAAAACGGCTTCCTTTCCTGTTAAAATAACAGGTGAGCCGTTTTGATATACGGGAATATTTTTTTCGAAATCCCATTTTACTTCTTTGTATAGTTCCAGTTCTGTAGGTGTTTCATCTATTTGTGGTTGTATGCTCGGGAATAGTGTTGTACTCATATACTCACCACCTTGCAAAGTATTATATACCGCTGTTCATCTTCAATGGGTACCAGAAGCAGCATATCACCTTCCGTGAATGTATTAATTATACTGTTTTTCAGCACCGAATCTTTATCCTGTATTGTGCCTGCCACATCAAGTTGTAAAGGATTAGCCGTAACAACGGTACCAAAACGAAAGTTAGCAGGTATTTGAGATTTACTGACTTGTCTAATAGTTTTAACCATCGTTAAAAAAGGGTTATCTTCCATTTACTTTCCTCCCGGCTTATGTGTATAGTCCCAATTTCCGCTTGTGCTTGATTTTGTTTTACTTCCATCCTTGTTTGGGAGAGCTCCAACATCTTGTTCATCCATAATGTTTTTAAAGTTAACAACCAATTTGTTGTAATACTGCCCACGCTTCCAGGTATGAGTATCACTATCAATGTAAAACAGTCCGTATACCCCGGTGTATGGTTCCCGAACTACTACAGTACCTCCGGTAATGTTTGCAATGTTTCCCAAATTCTCTATGGTTATCTTTTGACTTACTCCATTATCTGCTATCAGTTTTTTGGCTTTTGCAATGCCATTCTCACCTTTTGCCTGCTTAAGATAGCTTTGCAATACTCCGTAAAGCTTTATTGCTTCACTGTCTTTTTGTGTTGATATAAGTTTGTCTTTATCATTGTAAATAACAACCTGATTAACCATATTAGATATGCTTTCAGTTGTTGATGCCGACATTAGGTTACTACCGCCTTCTATCACCAGTGTTTCATTTGTGACAGCTTTTTCTATAATATTTAACTTTGAGCCAGTGAAGCGCATTAAATATTTTTTGTCAGTTGCTTCTGAGGCTAATGTATAAGCTGTTTGAATCATACTATACAAACTTACTCCGATAAAATTCCGGGATACTTTCACATTGGGAGCCACGATTGAACCAAGTTGGATTCCAAAATCAGTACAGATTCTTTTTGCTATTGCTGCAGGAGTTGTATTTTTAAATTTATATGACGCTTCGTTACGTTTAAGGTATATGCCACGATCATAGCAGGTTATATTTATTGTGCTACTGTTTGTGTCCTTCTGCCGTTCAAATATATATCCATCAAACAATATCATAGTATCTTGCATCAAAATTACACTATTCCCCAGTTCGCATTTAATAGCAGGAAGATTTTTGTCTGTAGGTGATGATATAATCTCAAAGTCAAGAGTTCGTGAGCATTGTTGGTAATCTCCCGACCAGGTAATTGACTGTACAAATTGAGTTACATCTACAGTGCCAGTACTGTTTGTTATTAAAAGTTTGATCATATATTATCCCTCTCTTACAAAACTGCCGGAAGTTTTAATGTTTTTCCGGAACTAATAAGGTTTGGATTCTTTATTCCATTGACTGCAGCAAGTTTTGGGTATAATGCAGCATTGCCATAATGCTTTCTGCAAATTGCACTTAATGTATCTCCCCGTTTTATAGTATAACTTTTTGATGGGGATGTTTTCTTTTCAGTACTACTTCGGCTACGATTACCAGTTTTATTGGTTTGTACTACTGACAATGTTTTGTAATTACGCATTGTTATAGTCGCATAAACATCTCCTGTACCATCTTTTTCACCGTAGGTAATGTCAGATATAAGCACCGGGGTATTTACCATTGTATCTGATATTATATAGCGTAAAACCGTGTGGTTATCGCACCATTCCTCAAACTTTTTAACATAACTGTAAGGATTTAAATCTGCCTTTGGCTGGCAAAATGGATATTTTTTTGCCGGAAACATACAATCTACTTTGTAAGTTGGTGCAAGCTTATACCCGGCAACACTAACATCACCCAGAGTATGAATATTAATTGTTTCTACGTTTATCCCGTGATTGACTTCGAAACTAGAAGGTGTAACAGGTAATATAAGTTCTTTGTTTTTTATCGTATCTTTAAATATAAATTTAATCAGTTTTACCACCCTTTCTATCAATCTGCCAGCTCATTGGCTCTATTCATTTGTCGCACTATTTCAATTGCTACCTTTTGTATGTCTGCCTCTTCTCTTATTACAAATGAATTGCCAGTTATAACCGGTGCTGCATTTTGTCCATATGAACGGTTTTCACTTGCAGTAAGGACTCTTTCACCTTCATGCAACACTGTCGGAAAATTATTATAAGGTACGTAACTTAATCCAACCGCATATCCGTTACCAAACCCGAACTTATTTTTACCTGAACTCTGAATATTTCCGTTACTGCCACCAAACAAATTAGTTATTGCATTTGAAGGATTTTTATCTATTGATACTACCCCGGAATTTGATAAACCAAAGGTTATTTTGTTATCATCGGATTTGTCTTTAATTGCTGAAGCTAACCCTAATGAAAATTGTTTTCCCATTTGGTATCCGGCATCCCAATATGATTGATTTAACCCAGCATCATTTTTTATATTTTCAGCAAGAGTTTTATTTGTTTGGATTGCTAACTGTGCACCTTCACTGGCGTTATATTCATCTTGTGCGATTGCTTGGGCTTCTGCTAGAAGTGCCCCCATCTTGGCACCAGCATCCTTTGAACCATCTGCTGCGTATTGGGTATACTCCTTGTACATTTCGGATAGTCTTGCCTGAGTTTTCTCACTGAACTCAGAACTGATACTTCCACTCATTACCGCACTTAAAGCATTTCTTTTAAACTGCTCTGCCAAATTTTCAAGCGATGCCTTCCATTGTCCTATCTGGTTGTATGCTTCTTGCATCTTTGTTCCGCTATCTCCACTGAGATAGCTTATTTGGCTTTGTATTCCTTTTTTACGTTCTTCGTTATATCCTTCCCCCATTGCGTTGTTTATCTGGTTTTGAGCATCTTCCAAGGTGCTTACGAGCCTGAATAGGTTTGAGCCTGTTTTTTCATATTACCAGCAAAATCGTACCCCATATAATCAGCGATTGCTTGGGCTGCCTTTTCTCCTGGTATAAGTCCTTTGCTTACCATTTCCTGAACTTGTTTGTTAGTTTTACCTGATGCTTTAGCTAAATAATCCCATACCGGTATACCACGTTCTAATAGCGGATTAAGATATTCAAGGGATGTTTTCCCTGTGCTTTTCATACGACCAAGGGCGGTAGATACCCATGTCATATCATCTGTGGACATTCCAAGAGCAGACCCGGCATCACCCACCTTTGTAAGCAGTGGAATGATTTCATTTTGCTTGTATCTGTATGCCAAAAGTGTTTTACTTATTTTTGTTAGATCGTCATACTCAAATGGTGTGTCGCTTGCAAACTTAGTGATATCTTTTAGGTATGATGTAGCGTTTTTATCACCGCCAAGTAATGTAGAAAATGATATTTTGTTTTGCTCTCTTGACGATGCAATTCCTGATCCAGAAGAAAGTGAATTGTTCTGTTCTTCTATTACTGATTTAAACTGATCTTGGTAGTATTGTTTGAAAGAATCATCTTTCTTTTCAAATACTTGCGCATTGCCCTGTATTACACCTATAATTCCACCTAAAGCCGCTCCAACCGCCGTACCAATTCCCGGTGCTATTGCGGTACCAATTGCCGCTCCCATTCCGGCTGTTGACAATGCACTGTTAAATATAGTACTTGCTTCAGAACCATAAGCGCTGCTTACATATGTACTTGTTATTCCACCTATTGTATCACCAATAAGTGAGGCGGCACCAGAGGCGGCAATAGTACCTAAAACACTACCCATAGTACTTTGATTTCTTGAAGCAGAGGCCCTATTTTCATTTTTACTCACTGCATTTGTTAGACTTCGTATGTCCTTTTCAGCTTGTTTAGCATTATCGGAAACTAGGGACAGGTTTCTGCGAGCATTTTCATATTTAGCATTAGCAAGTTCAAGATTCAGCTTGTCGGCGGCCTCCCCAGTTTTAGCAAATTGCTTTTCTGCTTCACTAAGTTCTTTTTTAGCTTTGCTGACATCTACTTTTAAGGTTATTTTATTTTTGTTCAAGGCATCTAATTTTGAGTTTAATCCTGTTAAATCTTTATTAAATGCCTGATTAGCATTTTTCATTGTTGTTATTGCTTGTGTATAATTGTCTTTTGCATTTATCGCTATACTGATATCTCTTCCCAAACTTCCCTGTCACCTCCTGCTTTTGCAGATAAAAAAACCCCGCCGGATTCGGCGAGGTTTAAACCATTGTTTTATATTAAAATATCATAAATGAAGATAGTAATGCTATTATAAAGCTGATGAACATTCCAATTACACAATTTCGGACTTTAATACGTGCCACTTCTTCCGTTTCACCTGATCGGTTAATCAGAACAATTCTTATCAAAAATGAAAGTCCGACAATCATTCCAACGCAGAGTATTGTCAAATATACCATACCGTTACCTCCCTGATTGTTCTAAATACAGAATAGCAATTTCTGGTAATTTGTCAAGTTTTACTTTTTCCTATACTGCATTTCGGTTTCGAAAAATGCTCTAATTACTAATTTCTCTCCGGCAGGTAGGTTATAGTAATAACCTGGCATAATATTTTTTTCACGGAAAAGGAAATACATCAACTGTGTTTCAGGATCTTTATCTATTTTTTTTTAATCTCTTCAATTGTATCAATGCGATATCCTGAAAGTCTTTCAATGGCCCTTGAAATATCTGTGATTTCTCCCGGGAGCAACATCTTTTTTATCATTTCGGCTGGTGTTACTGTGCTGTATTTTGCAAGCAATTCAGGTGACCTTAAATTAGGTTCTACCACGCCTGCAAGCAGTATGTGTACTTCCATATCTTCCTTCTGTGCTCGTGATATGTCATTGGCTTGGTTGTACGGAAGTGCCCTTAATTTAAATATTACAGGACTTCCGCATAATCCGCTAAGTCTTTTTACCTTGTATTCCTTCTCCGGTAAATCGGAAACATTCATATTAAGTAATAAATCAAGTGTATTATCCATTTTAGACCCCCACTTTATCTAAAAATTCATAGTCAGTATAGGTGAATGGAGCTTCAACTGTTCCATTCTTTGCAACTTCCCAATCAGCCAGTGTCAGATCATCGAAAGAAACATTACGAAGTACAATACGTTCTGCGCCGTATGCATCGGGATCATCCAACTTTGATATAACCGTAAATCTTATATCTTTACCTTTTTTAATATTGTCACCTATTGCAATAGCCATTCTGCTGTTAGCTTTATATAATTTTAGTGAACCGGTACATGAAATTGAGGTTATTTTCTTATCTGTAGCCATTTGCCTACAAATTGGAACATCCTCTTTATTAAACGATGCCTTTGCCTGTAAACCATAGCATTCAGATACATATTCGCCATTCATCCAAACCTCACCCCAAGTTCCAGACATTACTCTGTTAGCTTGCATTTAACATACCTCCCTATATTGTTATACTGAGCTCAATATCCTCAATAGCATCAAGAATTGAAATTTGCGATGTAAGGAATACCTGATCTCCTGTGGCTACTGTTCTTATTTCCTGCTCTGTCATATCCGCCGTATCGGTACCTTTGCTTTGTAGATATTGTTCTTGTGCAATTGTATCTATATCTACGGTACTAGTACCCATTTCAAGTATTCCGTCATTTTCAAGGCCTTTGAAATAGCCTTTAATTGCTGATATAAGCAAACATTTGTTATCATAATTATTTGAGTATTTTCCAATATAGCTGTCTTCGGCGGTTTTACTGATGTCACTTCTTATCATGTCAACCGCTTCAACAATCTTTATTTTCTTGAAAACCTCTCCTTTGGTTTCAGTGGTAGTCTGCAACGAATTAACTCCACGACCTACCTTTACCTTTTCACCGTCTGAGAATATGACAAATTTACCTGCATCTATGGCGGTGTCAATGTCCTCCTTTGACAGCTTATCAACCATACTGACTTCGGGTAAAGGAGCATAAGTGCAAGAGATTGTCATTGGTGTTCCGGCAATTAATCCTGCTATACGAGAGCAATACTCAGCAGTTGTATGTACAATACCGTCAACTTTAATACCTGTAGTAGTAAAATTGATTATCCCTTCACTGTCAGCCGCCATATTTGGTAAAACAGCTTTAGGGGTATACCCTTCTGCCCTTTGTGCTTTTATCCAAGTAGATATCTCAGTTGCTTCTGTGGTATCACAGTCAGGCGGGCCAACAAGATAATCAAACTGGACATTTTCAAAGTATTGCAGAGCTTCTGACAAATTCTCATCTGTGGTAGCCAGAACATATACAATTACTTTCTTTGGAGTGTTCACGTAACCAACAAAGGCCCTTTCAACGTATTTTTGGTTGTTTGCTCCGATTGTTCCAAGTTGCGAAGCTATCTGAGTTGATTTTGTTAGCGTATATGCTCCCGTGCCGTTAGCATCTTTCAAAATTATTGCTACGATACCATTTTTGGAGCGTTCAAGGGCTGTAGCAGCCGCAGTGCTAAAATTGATATTTATATTTGGTAATCCCATTTTAAACCTCCTCCAGATTTGTGTTAACTGATGCTACTAGTGGAGTGGTGTCCACTGCATCAGTACGGTTGTCAAAATATGTACATTGCAAATCAACAAATGCCATATTTTCTTCAAAACCACCGGTGCTGCTTTGCATTTTTATTGCTCTGTCATTAACGGTTATGTGTCTTTCAGTAAATGCTTGCATTATCTTTTCCTGTATCTCTGCAAGTTCATCAGTATCAGACCTATAATATTCATCTTTCTCCACGAAGCAGGTAATTGTCAGGTAAACTGTTTTTTCTACTATAGATTTATTCATATCTCTTCTACTAGTCCTGACATATTGGATTAAAAATGATGGCCTTTTAAAATCCTTCGGGCACCTTTGGAGATACACTTTATATTCAGGTGCAATTTCAACCAGTACAGTATTTACACCAGTCATTATTTCAATTGCAGTTACCATTTTAACCCTCCAGTTTTTGCCTAAACTCTTCTACGAATTTTTCTGCTTCTGATATAGCTTTTGCCTCTGCTGATGTTTGTGCTGATTGATAAAAATGATATCCATCAACATAAGGCTTTTTTATGCGTGGTCTATATGTTTTTGAATTTCCACCCGGTTCACGTATTCTATGCCCGTTTTCAAGATAATTTGTTATTGCTCCCGGGCTGTTTTTACCTGTTGCTCCTTTTTCTGCTCTGACAGCAGCATATCCCCCACCAGAACCGACATGAGATTCTTGCCAATCTTTTATTTTCCCTGAACTGTCTTTCAATCCAGAAGCGTTTATTTGCTTGTCAACTTCTTCTTTTGTGGTCTTTGCTATTCTTTGGTGGAGCTCTCTGCGCTTATCCGGAAGTTTACCGAGTAAATCTTCAAGGTCTGAATCAAATTTGCTAATGCCGTCAATCTGAATACTCTGCACTAGACATTCCTCCTTGAAATAATTTCATATTCATTTTTAAATTCATCCAGAGTATGTGCAAGTAGAACCTCATAATCTTTTTCATCTATTGCTACAAGTTCGCCCTCTTCCAATTTAATTAATTTTGGAGTTACAAGAACAAGGCGTGTTTCAATGGTTGTCATTGGTTGTTCCTGAATATTCCCAAGGAATTTTTCTGTTAAGATACCCGGAAATGTGATTAATGTAGGTTCGCTATATACTGGCCTGTTTAAATTGTTATATATAGGTGGGTCGGGTTCTCTTTTTATATGACATTCTTTTATGGTTACAATAGCTGCAAGTACCTCATAATACAATCTGCTTTCCTCGTTTATTGCAGTTAAAAAACAGTGATTACCCTTCCAAATAAAAGCATTATGCAAACTTAAACTTTGTTTTCGCACTACGAATTTTACCGTTCTTGCTCCCATACCAATACTTGAAAAGATATTTTTTGTATTCAAAATTTCAGCTTTTGCCCATGTTACCTTTTGAGATTGCCATATGAAATTATTTCCATCAGGAACAAGTGTTGCCACTGATATTTTTTCTTTAAGTTCTCCAGGATTCATATTATTGTCTCCTCTTCATAACAATACTGTAACTGAAAGATTATATTTGATAGGCTATATTGCAGCTTATCTGCTTTCCCAATTGGCTCTCTATTTTCATGCCAGTGAACAACAAGGAGCTTAATTGCGAGTTTCGCTAGTTCATTCCCTTCCGGTAACTTGCATCCAGCATTTTTTAAATATTCTTCAGCTGCAGATATTAAAGATTCAATATCCTGGTCTTCCGATGTATCATCTACGTCTGCTTTTAAATACTTTTTGGCTTCCTCTAATGTCAGTATCATTTTTTCACCAGCCTTTTATAAAGGGCATAAGAATAATCCATCCTTATGCCCTTTAAAATTTACTGTCCTACGATAATTTAGCATACAATACCTTTATTGCATTTTTATTGACAAGCTTACCATCAAACCTAAAAATACCTTTTACCTCTGTAGTATCTTTCCTCCAAGCATCCCCACCAATATTACTTGATTCAACGCTCATTGCCTTTCTGTCAAACATGGTATACAGTTCTTTAAGGCTGCCTATAACAAATGGAGTCCTTGTTACGGCACTTTCACCCTCGCCAGTTGTCACATTAGCAATAAATTTCTTTGGCACTTTTACAATTTCTCTGCCTAAGAAAGTAAATCCAGATTTTGCAGTAACATCAGGTTGTAAATACGGCTTGCCATTTTCATCTTCCAAACCATCAAGATAGTTATACCCGTCTGCATTTGTATATATTGCAAGGTTCACATTACTTACACTTTCCAGATCAACATTAAATATTGTCTTGAATTTTTTTATATCTGGTGGAGAATCAATTGTTTCCGTTCTGCTTTCCAACTCTCCACCTGTTTTAGCCTCAGTTAATATTCCCTGTGCTGACTTTGTCCCTGTACCGTTAAAAACTTGATAAGCGTATGTATTAAGTTCATTTTCTCCCATCCACTTTATTATGAATGCCAGAATGTTTTCAGCCGAATCTTCAAGCAATTCATTTGTAAGTGGTATGTACCCGGCATATTTGCGCACATTATATTCCAGGTCAGTAAATGTAGGTTCATATAAAGCTTGTATTTCCGCACCTTCGTCAAGGCTTGCAAATCCAGAAGCCTCTGGAACATTATCAGCAATTGGTCTTGAACCTTTCATGGTTCCGACAGGCTCAACATTTAAATATGGTCTTATATCAAAATTCCTTGTTGCATCTTGAAACTCCTTAATCATGGTAGAGATATCAGGTGTAATTACTACTCCACCCTTTGTTTTATCACCTTCAACCATAACAGCCTTTATTTCATTAAAGGTTACTTTTTCTTCATCGGTTAATTCTTTTCCGGCTATTGCTTTTGCTAAAATAAGCCCCCTGTTTGCTGTCTCATTATTCAGCTTTTTACTGGTTATTGTCTTAGCCTCAATTTCCGCTTGTTCATCAGCCTCTTCCATTTCTGCTAATTCAATTTTTGCTTTTAATGCCTTGATTTCCTCTACTTTTGCCATAATCTCACCTGCTACTGTCAATCCCTTTGCGCTTGCTTTTAGTGTTTCAAGTTCTTGTTTTAATTCTGCTGATTTTAACATTCTTAATTACCTCTCTTTTTTAAAATTATGGTTGCAATATAAAAAGAACAGCCTACTTAAGCTGTTCTTTTTATTGTAATTCTAGTAATAGTAACGCTTTTGCCAACTCCAATTCATTATTGGCTTTCAATTCTTTTGGATCTTCTTGTTCTCCCTCGGGAGGTTCTTCATTCTTCACAATTAAAGCTTTCGGTACATTTTTATATGCTTTAAAATCCATTCCTTTAACGCAAGCTGCTATATTTACTTCATCTAAAAGGTTATCACACAAACCATAATCATAACATTCCTGAGCTGTTAACCATGTTGTAGCATCCATAAGTTTGATAAGTGTTTCTTCATCCAGTTTGTCTCCTGCTTTTGAAAGATATGCCTGCCTTATTGATGTGTTTACTTTATCTAATGTATTAGCCATTTTCCGTAAATCATCGCTGTTACCTTCGACATATGTCCATGCGTTATGTATCATAAGCATTGAATTTTTAGGCATATTTACGGTTTTACCACTCATAGCTATAACGCTTGCAATGCTTGCTGCTACACCATCAATATATACATTTACATCAGCCTTAAACCGCTTAAGCATGTTATATATAGCACTACCTTCAAAAACATCACCACCTGGACTATTTATATATACATTAAGTGATTTTATATTACCAAGTGCATCTAATTCCTGTTTAAAACTCTGTGCAGAGTGTGCATAGCATCCTCCACCCCAGCTTGCAATTTGTATATATAAATATAAATCTGCTGTATCATCAGTTTGATTCTTAAATTCCCAATATTTTTTACTCAACTTTTACACCTCCTTTCCATTGGCTCCCAATTTGGGAAATTTTAATGTAATTACCATTACCTATCAGCTCATTTGCTGAAGGCTCATTGCTATAAGGTAATCCCATTTCCTCCCTTGCTTCATTTGCTGTATATATAAAATTATTTATACCTTTTTGTAGGACCCCTATTTGTTTAACTGGATCTAGTTTGAATAGCTCTTTAATATCATGCTCTAGTACATTATTGTCAATTTTTTGTTTACTGGTTAGAAGTCTTCTTGTGTTTTCTTCTTTGTATCCTTTCAGTGTTGGCATGAAGCTATTAACGTAAAAATCCAGTTGCTGTGTTTCACTATTGCTGTAACTGGATTTATCGTAATTATTAAGTATATTTGGTTTTATTCCAAATGCCCCGGCTATTTGTAAAGCACTTAGTTTATTTAAATCTACAAACTCTGCATCACTCAATTTCATATCGAGTGTCTGTGCTGTAATTCCAAGTGGTAATGGTATAAATTTTCCGCTACCAACAGAGGAACTATAGCTTTCTATTTTTTTTGCTAATGTCTCTTCTTTTTTACGGTCTAGATCACCGGTATAATTCAAAATTACTTTTCCACCAAACATATTATTTTTATAGAGCTTGCCTAAATAACTCTGACCATACTGTGCAGTTTCTATCTGTATCTTTAATATATCCTTAACTGCCAATCCTACTATTCCATCCCAACTTACAGAGCTTTTAAAATGTAAAATTTCTTCTGCCCTAAATTTATATTGTTTGCCCCTACCTCTTTGGTCTTGCCAAACATACCATATTGCACTTTGTTTACCAAAAAAACCTGCATCGTCCATCCAAATAGTTACCTGATTACTTGGAAGAATCCATAATGCTTTAATCTGACCTGCATTTCTGCCAATCGTATAACATTCTTGATACACATACGCATTTCCATAATGATTACGATTAAGTTCTACGGTTTGCCAGAAGGTTGATGCTGTCATGTATGGATTTGGCTCAGTATTAAGTATGTAATCCAGGTAACTTCCCCTAACTTTTTCTTTTCCTTTTACTGCATCTTCCTTATATTGACGTATAGGTAACTTACCAATACATTCGGATAGATGTTTAAGACACGTAAAATATGTTATTTCTCCTAATTTGCCCGGTCTTATATTTTGTCCATCTATGCCAAGAAGCCTTAATAACTCACTATCCTGCAATGTAATTGATGTAGCATTTTGAATATTCAACCTATCCTTTAAAAATCCCATTTATCCACCTCGCTTTCCCGGAAATTTCAATAAGAATACAGCAATACCACATAGCATTAAACCAAACAAATACAAAAACGCTGTAAAACTGATTCTTAGAGTGGCAAATAAAATAAAAAACAAGCCTGCTAACAAAAGTATTTCTTCTTTGCTCTGGCTTATCACTTTTGTAATAATATTTAATTTTTTAATCTTAATCACCACCATATAAATTATTCAGATAATCCTCTTCAACGTATTTGCTTGTGTTAACTTGAACATTGCTCCCTACAAATTCTGTGTGAGAGAAAATAAGAACAACAACCATGTCTATTCTTTGCTTGTTTTTATCCTCTTTTATAAGCATTTCGTCATCTGCTTTTCCCTTTGATGTACTTGCTTTGTTCATGTTCCAATCAAGCAATTCATTTTTAACATGTCTTGTTTTGCCATCATAAACAGCCTTTCTATATTCTTTAGTAGCCGGAGAAAGGTTCGTATAGGTTTGTTTCAGTAATACCACATCATAGTCTGCTGATAGTCTTTCCATCATCTCTTTGGCATTCGTTGGTCGGTAACGATTACTTCTATTTCACATTCATATACAATTTCTATATTCCTTATATGTTCTTCAACCAGCGTGTAATTTACCGTCATTCCCTTATGTATGTCACAATAACCAGCTTTAGCATATGCTCTATAATCAATTTTTTCCCTTCTGCTTGCAAGGCTGTCCTCAGGTAAAAAGCCGTGAGACTTAGAATAAAAAATCTCTTCATCTTCAAATTCAATTCCAACAGCTGTTAAATCTGTAGTTACAGATAAATCAACGCTTACTTTAACCTTTTTACCTTTTATCCTCCCTTTAAATTCCTCTTCGGTAATCTCCCACTTCTTCCAATGTTCCATATCAAGATATTTATTAATTTCATTGCTTTCAAGAAATATGTTACAGTTTTTAGTTAAATATTCTTCCTGCTCACTTATTTTAACCTTAGCTATTTCCCTGTCGGCTCTGATTTCTTCGTAATTCTCTTCAACTTAATGGGTTAGCCTTGTATAGTCCTTCTTCAGTCCATGCTTCTTCTTTACTACAATAATACAGTAAGCAAAAAAGCCTGGGGTTTGTAACAATCCCTTTCAATACAGCCCTATCATATTCCAATTCTTCTAGCATAATAGAGTCACTCTCGGCATAGGCCGTAGTTGTCTGTATTTGGATAGGATTAAGAACACTTAACTGGCCTTTTCTCATTGCTTGTATATTACTATTTGTTGTAAATGCTCCAACTTCATCTGCTACAAAACAGGCAGGTCTAATAGAGTTGTTTTTATTTGCCTTGCTTGTTCTCGGAATATAATAGCTGTTGGTAATTCTACACTTTATAACTCCTATTTCGCTTTCAGATACAATAAAGTGTTTCTGGATTGAAGGGCTTGCCTTTATCAGTTGAGCCATGGCCTTACGTGTTTCTTTTGCCAAGTCTCTATCAATGCATATGCTGTAAAATTCACTGAAATTTTGTTCAGTAAGCATTAGCAGCAGAATAACGATGGCTGCAATAAAGCTTTTTGCATTTTTCCTTGGTATGAACAATATTACATCCCTGTAGCGAAACTTCTTTTTATTTTTTTTATATCTCCATCCGAAAATTGCGGAAATAAATAAGGCTTGGAATCCCTCTAAACCTTCTAATACCTGTTGTCCTGCAACAAAACCTGTTGCATAATTAAACAGTTTTAACAGATTATTAATTTTTTTTAGTTTCTTTTCATCAAAGTAAAACTCAAAAGACTCATTATACTGGTTTTGATAGTAGTCTTGTACAAATATACAGCATTGCTTTTTTACTTCCCAAGTGGTGATCTCCCTACCTTCAATTACATCTTCACAATATTTTAATGCTTTATTTAAAAGAATCATTCCTCATCATCTTCCCTTAGGCTTTTAATACCGGGTCTTCTTCTTTCTCTTTATTTTCTCTGGCTAAATTCCCAAGCTTTGCTCTTGATTGAGGGGATAACGACAATTCATTACAGCATCGATATAGGTCTTTAGTGTATTTATCCTTTGCGCTCATCAAATCTTTATTGACTATGCTCCCAATGTTTTTATTTATAATGGTTTCAATTGTCTGCAGACGGTCAACTGCAATAGCACAAGTGGAGAGTATGTAAACGTCTAAATTAGTTAATATCCCTGTTCTCTTAAGTTCATCGATGATAAAAGAATATATATTTTTTTGCTGCTCAGACAAATAATCCGGAGGAATACCAATTTTATCATCCAAGCCTTTTATGCTTTCTTCTGCTTCTTTCCTTGCTTCAATTTCTTCTTTTGTACTATGTCTGCTTTGACTGTCTACCACCTTGCATGGTCTGCTCACATTTTCACCTTCTTTTTTCTCAAAGTTCAAACTTTCATTTTGGGAATTTTATTCGACTGAGAGAGCCACTCGGGTGTTGCAACTATGACTAAAAACTTTTTCCTATCCCCCGGTCTATACATATTTTTTTTGATACTCTGTTAGCAAAGCTCTCAGTTTGCTTTTTACTTCCTCGGTGTAGTTGATGTGGTCTATGCTGTTGTGGCAGGCATGGCAAAGAGGTATCAACTCTTTCACATCCAAGCGTTTACTGAAATCAATTCTAATTGGTGTGATGTGGTGAACTAAATCACAAGCAGTTATTTCATCATTATCAAGTAAACACATCAAGCATAACCCATTGTATTTGTTTTTAATGTATTGGCTTAACTTATCCCACTCGGGACTATTATAAAACTCTGTATACTTTATATTGTCCTGATTGTACCTTACTTCTTTATCATACCGTTTATATCTATCTTTCCTACATTCACACTTACTGCCTTGTATTATTTTCTTGCCACATGAACACTTGGTATATATCGCAATCCTTTTCACCTTCTTTACAAGCTTATAGCTTTTGAATTGACTTCCTTTTCTTTAAGCTTAGTAAGCTTTTTATTGTTTTCAACTCCATGAGGATCTTCTTTCCACTGTGATTTCTCTCTGTTGTTAAGCCAGTACTTTTGTGCTGCCAAATCAGGGCCTTTATACTTCTTAACTTCACTTATAACAACCGACTCTTTTTCAAGAATAGTAGTTCCATCTTCAGCTAACTCTTGGCACTTAACCTTTGTAGCTACTTCTTCCCAGTAAGTATAACCAACAGCAGTCTTGAATACTGCCTGTTCTACTCTTTGATTCTTTTTATCTTTTCCTTCGGATATAACTGCCTTTAAATCATCATTTGTGGCTTTATATTTTTTATATGTTGAGTATCCAACTCCTAACTTATCAGCTATTTCTTTATCGGTTTTATTGTCCTCAACCATTGATTCGATAAGCTTTAAACTACTATCAATTATTTCTTGAACTGACTTAATTGTTCTCACCTCCACATGTAGACTTGGCTCTATACATGAGTCTCTATGTTATTTTTTAAGCATTTTTTATGCAATGTCTTTGTAACGCTTAAATATCAACACTTTGAACCACTTTTTTGAGTGCTTTGTAAATCCGCAATAACATATAGGATTACGGATTTTATTTTTTATTGCATATATTGTAGTTATTTTTTTATAGCACTGGAAATAAGTATGTATTAACTAATTGCGGATTTTTAATTAAAACTATAATTTTCTTCCAGCTATTTTTGCTGCTGACTCTTTGACATCATCATCCAACCCAAGATATCTTTTTGTTACCTCAACACTCAAATGTCCGAGTGCAATTCTTACGTATTCAAGGTTGTTTGTATCTTCAAAAAGTCTTCTTGCATATGTTTTTCTTAAACTGTGTCCGGTAATGTTTTTAAGATTTATTTCATTGTCATCTGCAACTTTTTTTAATATATCTGAGTATGCTTTTTCACTAATATGTTTGCTGCCCGATCCTTTTTGTGAAGGAAAAGCATATTCGGACTTCTTTTTATTTTTTATGTATTTTTTAAGAATGTTTCCCAACTGTGGAACAATATCATGTTTCCTTTTCTCAGGCATTTTCTTTGAAGATTTAGGATTTTTCCTTATGTGAGTTTTCCAAGCGTTATACTGCTTTTTTTCCTGGATCTCAAAACAACCTTGTTGTAGTGCTGTCTGAATATCTGATATAGTCAAGTCTATAATGTCTTGAATCCTATATCCTGTTGCAATATCTAGTAAGAAAATGGTAATGTTTCTTTCTGCCCATTCTCCACTAATCTCTTCAAGGCGATATTTGAAGCGTTCATAATGACTTTCCGGTATTGGTTTAGCAGGCTTTTTATTCATATAACTTTCACCTGCCTGTCTGAATTTTGTACTTTGCACATTTAGGAAAGATACAAAACCATTTGCCTTCTCTGAATGTGCCCCAAACACATGTTGCACCTATAAATTTATATTTAGCCATGAAGAGCACACCCCCTTTGAATAAAATAAAACAACACCAGGTATCCGTCCTGATGTTGTTTGCCCTTTGAAATATTTATATAGTTTTTGATGATACAATTATAAAACATTAATAACGGGTATTGACGGGCAACTTTATTTGTTTTTATTTTCCCAAGCTCTACATTTCCTCCTTACGGTACTTTCATCGTAATTCATGTATAAGCCTATCTCTTTCCATTCTTGCCCATCAATGAATCTGTATCTATATATTGTCCTTATCTCGCTATCACTGATAGTATTTATGTAATCAAGTGCCTTGCTAATCTTGCAATTTAGCTCATAGTACTTGTCGCTTATCTTTTTGCCTATTTCGTTTCGCTTTTGTATGCACTTTTCAGACATCTGCTCCCGACCAACCAGATTGAAAGACCTCGCTGAATAAGGATACTCCGACATGCTACCCCGAACCTTGTCCGATACAACAGTTTCATCGTCACCATAATTGAGTTCCTGAAGCTTTTGGTTAAGCTGCTTTACTTCCTTTTTTAGTTTTAAAATTTCGTTTAGTTCTGCTTTTTTCATAGGCACCTCCCCCTTTTGTTTCGCTCAGATTATATTCAAATTGCGGCCTAACCGTCATAACATCCACATGGAATCAAATCTTCATCATCAAGTAAGCTGCATATATCCAACTGTGCTTCAACAGATTCAATATAGTCCTTCCATGAGTAGTTTCGTCCAAGACCTTTTACTGTTAATAGATTTTTTTTTGCATTATCCTCAATTGCTATAGCTCTATCAAATAAATCTGGATATGTTTTTTTAAGTACTTTTATTTCAGGTTTTTTCATAGATGGGCAACAGAAACAACTAGACTTTCCGGGAAGTGGTATGTTATACTGCTTTATTTTATTTATACAATCATCCCTATACCATTCCCAGTCAATCAACAGGTAATTGTAACAATATTTCTTATCAAGCATATCTGCTGCCCATGCATGATCTCTTCTCTGTTCTTCCCCGGCATCATAACCAATAAATTTGTTTACTTTTTTGCCGGAGCTCCAAACATCAATACATGGCTGATAACTATTGCAATATTTATCTTGTACACCCTTTTTGTGTTTAAGAGAACATTTTTTAAACCCATAGGCCAGAGAAGGAAGTGTGCATGATCTTAAACATTCATCCTCTAAAGTAAATCTTTTCCCGTTCTTGTCTGTATACCCTACAACAGTTATTTCAGGCATTTTGTGTTCTTTTAGCCACTTACTCATTATTTCAACATGCTCATATGTATGTGGCATTTCACAGCCAGTATCAGCAAATAATATAAGGTCAACAGGCATTTTCTTTTCCCACATACCTATAAGCATTGCTGTGCTGTTTGTACCTCCGCCAAAGCTTACTACGTTCATTAAATCCCCTTCTTTCTGGTGCGTAATAGACTTACAATGTCTGCTCCCGGATCAACGGCATCATATATTCAAATAGCGTCCTTTCATGCTAGTTTATATGGCAAGTATCCGTCCTCTGATGTGAACCATTTGCCATATTTAAAACCGATAATATTAAGATTTATGCCGGAAGCTTCAATGTTCCTATTAAACGTATCTTCACTAATTCCACATTGCATAAATACCTGTTTTGTTTCATCGTCAGCAGTAACTAATACATGGTTACAAAACCCTTCGTCACAATCAATATCAATTACCTTTGGCAGCAAGGAATTAATTAAATCAAGCTTTTCATGGATTAATCTTTCAGTTAAAGCAAACCCTTTACACTCCGTTTCACCTTCAGGTTTAAATTTCTTGGAATAACCTTTTTTACACTCAACTCCATAAGATATACTTGAGATATAAGCATGGCCGCCGAAACTCTCCTGTTCTCCGTCACAAGTTCCTATACAATACCTACAGTCGTTACATTTTGCCATCTGTATTTACCTTCCTTTCGTGCGTAATAGACTTATTTGCTGAACTTACCATCCTTCAAACTCCGGTAATGTATCTAACTCTTTTTGGCTTATCATAGTACAACCCCACCCAAATCCAAAAGCTTCAATTTCTTGATCTAATTTAAGATTTTTAATACTTTCTAGAATTTCATCGTATGATTGCTTTTTAAATGCTTCATCTTCATCTTTTTCCGTTTCAAAGTCCTCCTGTGCAACCTGCAGATCACATGCTACACTTTCGATGTCCACTTCATAGAGTTTCCCGCCTCCGTCTGTTTGGTACCAGACTTTTATCATGTCATTATTAAGTAGTTCAGGGTTATCATATATATTCCCTAAGACTTCAAGTTCGGCAATATCGTCACCCAATAAAGTTCCATCTTTCCCATCGAGGCTTTCTATTACATAAGCAGCATCAATAAACTTTACAACTCCTTTAAACCCATCGTAATCATCACCTACTAAACCAGATGTCCTTTCGACAATATCGCCCGTATATATTGCAGTGCCGTTTATATCTTTTTCGCCTGTGCATTCTCCAAGAGTATTAATTTCAATATCGCACATGTATTCGCATCCGTCTGAATCATAAAAATGTATGTACGGTGGCAAACTTCCTTTACGGCTAACTAAATCACCAAAAACCCAAGCACCAAGACTTTTACCTCTATAATTTCTCATTATCTTCACTCTCCTTTATCAGTTCGGGTATCAGTTCGGGGTTGTCGTGTATGTTGCCGATAATTTCATGCTCTATATCAGCCCAAAGTCCATGTAATCTGTCTAAAACTTTGTTTTCGCCAACAAATTGACTTTGTACGTATTTAACTAAAAGCGGACTAAAACTCTTTATTTTTCCATCCTCGTCAGTAAAAGACTGTGTGAGAATATCCCCCTCATAAATCTCCTGCCCTTCCGGATATTGTTCTGTTCTTTTTTTGTCGTGCAACCCGGTGAACTCTCCGACTGTTTCGGGGATAACTTCAAATTCCAACAACCCATCATGTATATAATGCTTATACTTTGCTCCTATCCACCTTTTTAAATAACAACCGTAAACCCACTCGCCATTGTCAGTCCTTTTACCTCTAGCTTTAATCTCCCTCAACGTCCTCACTCCTTTGCTCTATAAATCTCCTTCTGCCTCAAAGTATGTAAACCTACTGCTTTTCTTACTTGGCTGTCCTAATGCTACTACCCATTTTTTAGGCAACGTTGTCAGCTCTTTGTTCCCGATTTTAAACCGTGTATATGTCTTACCGTTTTTATCAATTAGATTTAATTCCATGATTTCACCCTTTCTTCGTCGGATTACCTCTATATTCCGTACTAATCTCTTTTGCAAAAATGCTTGCAGCAGCCTTTTTTATCAACATACTTCCTTGATTTCTCACACTTTATAAACTGCACTGATTCGCCGTAGTCCATGCTAAATATACAGTTCTCACAACACTTTATTTCGCCTGATGTGTTCATTCTTCACCTTCTCCCATGTCCTCAATTTCCATCTGACCGTTACATTGTTTTTGCTTAACTGTGCCGTATAGCCACCATTCCATCCATGCATTAGCACTTGTAAAACAAGGGTCGGCTTTTCTTTTTATGCAACGTTCCAAATATCCGGTAAGCCATTTCGTAATAGCTCGCCTGTAATTATCCCTGTATTTAGGCCATCTTTCAAATTCCCTTAGCATCTGCTCAGTTCCAGCTAATGGGCAACCGATACAACCAAGTCTTTTCCATCCTTCGTCATATAAGCAACAATGCTTTATACTTCGGCTGTTAAGGTATTCCCAGACGTCATTCTCATTCCAATCAACTATAGGTTTATAACTCGTTTGCCTTTCTTCTGGCAGTTTTCAAACAGTTTTCTATCCTCGTCATTATCATTAAATAGAATCTTATCTGCTTTGTTTTTGCCTATTACTTCAGTTACTCCCCTGTTGTTTTTTCTGCTTGTGCTTTCTGCCCATCTTACTCCGGTTACAACGATTCTCCCCTCACCACCGCCCTCTTTTAATACTTGACAACAAAATCTTTTTTGTCGAGTTGGGAGGCCTCTCTTTTTTATTAAATTCCACATTGTTGTCTCTGGTTTATCTGTAATTACATCTGGATAATACTCTTTAATAAAATAAATAAGTTCAGGTGGGTCTACTGTAGTCAGATGATAATGAGCATCAAACTTTACCCCGGCTTCTTTGGCTAAATGATATATGCACTGACTGTCTTTCCCTCCGCTAAAGGCTAAGTAGTAACCCTCTGGCGGTTCAAAAGCTTGTAATCGATCTATTGCTATTTTTACTTTATCTCTAACCCCAAACAGGGTTTGTTCTACTAACATTTCTCACCGCCTCCCTATCCCCACTGTTGGGCCATTGCTCTTGCGATACCTGGAAATGTTTTTGCTCTTGCCTTTGCCCTTTCTTTTGCAGGAAGTTTTAATGTTTGCATATGCCAATTCCCATCCGTCCTGCCATCTTTGTAAGTATAAAGAATAGGTTCTACTATGTTTGTTGGCACTAAATTAGGTAACCCTTTCAACCACAGACATGTTGATTTTCTTTCTGGTTCTCCAAATTGATAGGGTTGAATTATTTGATTTGGCTTTCTGTATTGAGTTGACATTACACCTATAGGATTTTCTATGGCAATCTTTTCACAATCTGAATTAGCAAATAACATAAAGAATTCAATTGCTTTTTTTCTGTCCTCATGCCGTTTTATTGCCTTTTCGCCATACTTCTCAATATTAAACCAACTGTTTCCCGTTACAGTTAAATATGTACAAGGAGGAAAAGCAAGTATCATATCCCAATGTTGCTTTAGTAGTGGAATAACATCTTGTTGTAAGTGCCATTCTGGGTGTCCTCCGCTACATGGTTCAATATCACAGCTATACGCTTCATGTCCTAACTTTCTTAACTCAATTGTTACTGCCTGGCTTTCTTCACATGCTACTAATATTTTCATTTCTGACCTCCACGTCTGGAGGTGTGCGCACACTTATTTAACTAGTATTACTCCGATTTTATTTGTTACGTAATATTTTGCTTTTGCGAGCTATTGCTCATCTATGTATTCATAGTTTTCATTCATTCCATGTTCGGCAAGGCTCTCATTGGTTATTTCAAAATAAAGCTTTTTTGCTTCAACGCTACCACCTTTGGGGATGATATTTTCCAGAATCTCGCCATCTTGAAAAATAGTAATCCCAATGTTATGGCCTAAATCTTCATCAGCCCAAGCAATCTCAAACTTTACGTCCGGAAATATCTATGAAAGTTTTTTAACGAGTTCATGTGGGCAATTCCACGCCGTTTGAAAGAATATAACATTGTCACTATTTCGTTTGTCTGGTTGCCCATATGCATTCCATTTTGTTCCCCAGTTTTTTCTTGCCCATCCCAAAGATGTGTTGTCTTCTCCATATTTTTCTTCGTCGGCTCGGCTAATTCCGAAAACTTTAGGGTTTGAACCATAAACCCATCTAGGCATTGGAGTGATTTTATTTAAATCAATTGTACCTGGACCATAAACTTCCTCGTTGTTTTCGCTTTTTTCTATCTGAATAAAATTTTTTATTTCAGAAACCCTGTTGATTTCTGCTATTATAGTTAATCTGTTTGTTACATGATTTGGCATTTATTAACCTCTTTCTGCCTACTTTTAGGCCTTTAATTTTGCTATCACAATCTATGGCTTCACTGTTTCCTTCTTGTCCAAGTCATAACCTAAAAGAAACTCAATTACCTCAATTTCATCAGGTTCGAAGCCAAAACCATCATTACCACAATCCATTTCTTCTTGCATATCTTCAAAACTTTCGTAATCATGTTCTTTTTCATGATCCCATACCCATTTAAGAAAGTCTTTGCACTTTTCTTCTCCATCTATTCCAACCAAGTTCCAACATCCCTCCATTACACTTGAACACAGAGTAAGAGTTTTACCAATCAAATAGTTTTGCCAGAATTTTTTTGTATCAGTTGATTCGGTAGGTTTGAATTTTCCTTTTACTATTTTAAAAATATCATCCATTGATTTATCCTCCTATTGATATTAATCTTTTATTAATTACTCGCATTTTATTGTTATAAATTTCCATATAGTGTAAAATAATGTTTGTATCTACATATTTTTACACAAAGGAGGTAACACACATGCCATCTACTGGAGAAAAGCCCGGTAAGGGTTCATACCAATGTAAAAAATGTGGCCAGATTGTTGTATTAGATGATAACACTGACACATTACCACCATGCCCTAAGTGCAGTGGAACTGAGTATAAGTAAGGTTAACTCCTTATAAACTCTTCAATTGCTTCATCTGAATAACCAAAGACTTTGCCAAGTACCCAGTGGTCATAAACTGTCTTTGGTTTTTCAGGTAGGCAGTTTATAACTTCAAACATAAAATCTTTCTTGTATATCCATAATGAACTCCATTCCTTTGATAAGTGTTGTTCTATCATTTTTAACTTATGAAAATTAATAATCCTATCTTTAGCCTCTTTGACAAATTCTTTTTTTACTGGTAATACTGCTGCAGGTTTCCCTCTTAGAACCATGTAACAATTTGAATCAATTTCTCCATGCAAATACGACATCTATTTTGCTCCTTTCGTATTGTTGAAAAAGTTATCAAAGTAACTGTCTTCATAATCCCTTTGCTCAAAATTACCCCTGTTGGATGCCTGTGAAATATTAGATTGATATTTTCCTTTTGACTTTGATTGAAGATACAAAGTATCATATTTTTCTCTTAGCTTTGATGGACTTAAAATACATGAACACCAAAAATTGTCTTGTTGTGAATAAGTAATCATTGCTCTGATTTCATCAGCGGTGTGCTTGTCAAGTCTCATCATTTTATCAATCTCAGTTGCCCAACTTTGTAGTTTATTGGAATCAGGTACCCTTGCCTTATTATTATTCCTTAAAATATAGGACCTTAATTCTAAGGCTAATTTATATTGGATATCATCGACCGAGAATTCGGACGATATATGTTTTTTATTTGATTTACTTTCCTTTACTTTACTTTGTGGATTATTGGGCGGTTTTATTAAATTAATCGGGGGATTAACCGATTTAATTGGAGGATTAATTGAATTTAAAGTAAGCCTTTTAAGAGTACCAGGCGGGCAGACTTTTTCATCCGATAAATCAACCAGCAAGTAATCTTTTATTATAGATATATTTTTGCGTTCAGAAATTGCATTTAAATACCTTTTCTGAATGCCTGCAGAAGTTAGTACATTAAACATATCAAAAACCCTATCATCAAAAATAGAACGTCTGACACACCCTTGCAAAACTTCTTGTATAAAATCAGGGCTACAACCACAACCGACACTATCAGACATCAATAAGTAATCATCTTTATCCCACTTATAGAAGTATCCGTTGCTTTTATAACTAATGTTAATAGGTATATAAGAACTAATATTCCTTTTGCCCCGAATTCAGCTTTAATAAGCTTAACTTTTTTATCATCCAAAAAATCCACGTCCAAAGGAAAGTAATCAAGTCCTTCTTTGAACGGTCTTGCCATTCAATCTGTCACCTCCTAAACCTTGTAACCTCTGCTAAGTCAAATAATGTAAGTTGTACCGGTTCATTATGTGTAATATCTTTTTTTACATGTCTAACATCTGAAAAATCTTTTGTAATTGAATTAACCCGACTCTTTGAATGCACATACATCCCCAATAGCTCAACTCTACTTTCAAATCCTTTAGACAGCAGAGACTTATTTATTTTTTCAGCATACCAATTTTGAATCAAGTAACCATTAAAACTAAGAATATGAAATTCTCTGTCCCCAATTTTAAAAACTACTCTACTGTTACATGGTCCATCAAGATCAACTTGATCACCTGGTAAATCCTTTAGCAATTCTAGGCTTGTCCTATAGGGGATGTTATTTAAATCAAATTCATTCTTAATCAAATCAGCGCTATCTGAGTCAAGCTTATAGGACCATGTATTACTTGAGCGAATAAGTACTGCAAACGGCATCTTATAACAGGTAATATATACTTCTGGTATATGTTCTTTTTTAACATTAACCACTGGCTTTTGAAATGGAACAAATCCATCCGGAAGTTTACCGTTTTTCAAAGGCTCAAAAATGTTCTGATTCTTTCCATAAAAGCAAATACCTGACTCTAACTTTTTCCTGTATGTACAACCCGTGAATAATGGATGATCAGCATAAACACAGGCCCATTCATCAGAACATTTCATAAAAGATGAACAGCAGTCAAAACTACCCTGTGGCACTTATCACACCTCGCATTTCATACCAGTACTTTTTATGTCTTTCGTAAATTTCTCTATCTGCTTCGGTTTCAACAAGGAATGTCTCTTCTAGCACCTGAGGCATTAGTTCGTAATACTCCGGTATGGAGTCCTTATCATAAGGTCTTAGTGATTTAATAGAGAATGTCTCTATAGATTCCTTACGATAAGGCCATCTTTCATAATTATTGAATTTGTACATAATAGTTCGTTGGCTTGGATACCTTGAACAGGCTAGTATTTTAACTTCTGCAATGTTACACATACCAGAATTAACTTTTACCAGTTCACCTATGTAGTGTCCGTATGATTCGGTACATATCTCAACAACTTTCCCAATTGATCCCGAGGCTTCATGCTTTAACATGGCTTGCATCTTGACTTATATTATTAAATCCTGTAATATGTAAATGAAAATTTTTATGTTTGCACTCTTTAATGGGTGCTTTTTTTATACTTATATCCGATATTTCTCTTAGGAGCCCTACTACTGTTAAATACAGTACTGGTATTAAAATCTCTCCACCATATGCTCTGTAACCTCTTTGCATATATGCCAATTCTGAATGCATTGGTACAACTAAAAAGCTAATCACAAAACCGCATAGGAACAATGTTACCTTTTTCATTTTTTTTGATTTACTTGTGCAGTGAGGACAAGTATATCCCTGTTTGCCAATCTTCTTATGTACACTTACATTCCATGGATGGCCACATTTTTTGCATAATGCTTTCATTTGTATACTTCCTTTCCTGTAAATTTTGTATATCCACCTAGTTCTCCCCTTTTAACTCTTTTAAGCAGCAGGAGCAAATATTTTTACCCTTATATGACTGAACATCTTTTGCATTTTTACAGAAGATACATTCGGGTTCGTATTTCTTAAGAATTATTGATTGTCCATCCACAAAGACTTCTATTGGGTCTTTTAAATCAATACCCATTGTTCTACGTATCTCAACTGGTAGAACAACTCTTCCCAGGTTGTCCACCTTTCTTACAATGCCTGTTGATTTCATGATTTATCAATCACTACCTTTCTTGTTTTATTTGACTATTTGTGACTTTGCTATTCTCCCGCAAATAGAATTCACTTCATCTTTTATCCGCTGATTCTCAGTTTGAGATTTATTTATGTATTCATCATTGCAAATTAGAATATGTGTTTTCCCGAGATAAAAATCTTCTACTATGCTGTTAGATATTCCCTCCATAAAACCACCTCAGTTTAGTTTATTCACTCTTACTGTGAGTTGTTATTAAATACTTTTATTTTGTGAGAAAAATATCTTCTAGCGAGCATTTATAAATCTTACACATTTTTTGAGCGGTATTAATAGATGGTCTTTTGGAAGCGCCTTTTCTTTCAATTTGTGATAAAAAAACTTCAGTACAGCCAATTTCTTTTGATACTGTTTTCCTATCTAACATTTTATCCTCTCTTAATTTTCCTAAATGATTTAGTTTGTCTACATTTACTTTTCTCATAATATTTCACCTCCTTCACTAATATAATATAACTTATGGTTAATATTTGGCAAAGTTTGTAATTAACCAATATTTAATTTTATCAGCGTTCATTCAATATTAGTTAATGTATTTGGTTGAATAATAACAATTGCTTAATTTCTCTTGACAATTATTAACTAAAAGTTTATTATCGATAGTAGATAAGAATAGCCTGGAGGTCTTTTAAATGTTTTCCAAACGATTACAATTTTTTATGGACAAATACAATTACAGTCAAGCAAAACTCGCCGAATTATTAGGAGTATCACCTCCAGCAATAAATAAAATGTTAAAAGATGGTAGTACTCCTGGAATAGAAAACCTTAAAAAGCTACGAAAGATATTTGATACTACTATCGACTTTCTATTAGGTGTAGACCTTGAAGATGCATTAGAAATGCTAAATACTTCAAATAATGAAATATCAATTGTATTAACAAATTTAAGAATTAGCAAAAAGCTACTCAAAAGGAGTTTGCCAAGTTTAATGATATTACATTACAAGAGGTTATTGATATTGAAAATGGAATATCCCCATCAATAGATACTTTGCAAAAGATTTGTTATTATTCAAATATTAGTTTATATGAAATAATCGGCAAACAGCAATTGCATGTTGTTGAAGACATAGAGTATCAAAACATTGTCAAATTTGCCATTGACATGGAAAATAAAGACTATATAAAAATAGCAATGCAAATAAAAGAATCTGGATTGTCACCAGAAGAAATTGTAATTGCTAGAAAACTTTAATTATTTTATTTCTTGTTAATATTACGGAGG